CCTAAACCCATCCTATTCAGAAAATCGTCGGTACTGCCTTCTTCAATGTTTTGTGCTGCTTGGCGTCGTGCTTGCTTTAACCAATCCCTAGCAAGTGTGTGGGATTTGGCAAGCTTTTCTGCCCAGATCATATCGTCTAATTTTACTTCTTCCTTGTTAGCGATTTTCTTACAGATAAACTCTAGTCTAAGTCTGTATTTGGTAGATAACATGTTAGTCTCTAAAATCTAGTTTAAGTTCTAGGTCTTCTAATCTAAGATATTCAGCATGTGCTTTTTCTTGACGGTCACACACGATACCTAGGATATCTTTCATGATAGTATCATTATCGACATATTCGTCGATATATTTATCTAGTGCTTCCTTCAAATAGCGGTATCTGTGCCATTCTTGAGAATATGGTTTGTAAGACATAATTAAAATAATAAACTCCTGAGGCAGGATTTGAACCTGCGACCAAACGATTAACAGTCGTCCGCTCTGCCACTGAGCTACTCAGGATTGAGTAAAAGAGTGAAAAACCCTGGAGACGAAAAATTACCCCGAATTTTTTTCCGACTGTCCTGTGAATCAAAAAGTGAAATAATATATGAGCTTAGCGTCTACGTCCACAAGGTCGATACCTTAGACGAGTCTGCCTTTCATAGTAACCCTCGATGTATTGGTGACGCCCTAACCAATAGCCAGGGATCCAAACACGTTTGGTTACTTGCACTTCACACATGCGCCTCCGAGGAGGTGCTTCATAGTAATGATGATGCCCATGCCCATCAAACGGCTCCCAGAATTCATTCCAGGTTAGTGCGTTGGCGGGTGCCGCAGCAGACAGTAGCAGCAGAGTGGCAAGGGCAAGTTTCTTCATTAGTCGTTGGCGAGTGAAGCAAAGTAGTCCAAGTCAGGACCAGCATCTGCTTTGTTTAACTCTTCAATCTTAGCACCGAATCCACTGGGTGTGGTATCAGTCTGTGACAGTGGTGCAACTGACATAATATCAGGAGAGTTGAAGTTGCCACGACCCTCAGACTCATCCTCAAAGGACTCGTCACGAGTGCGGACTTGAGTACGACCCCTGTTAAGGACCATATTCAAACGCTCTTCCAACTTCTCATAAGGCTTGAATGCTGTAGGATCAGTGAATTCCTTGAGGGAATGCTGAGACTTCCAGATATCTTCAAGTTGCTCATCACTAAATCCACCCAGCGTAGCAGGTGCAGCGAAGTCAGACTTGTCATAATTCCAGTATCCACCAATGGTTTGGATCTTGATACGGAAATCAGCACCTTGCCACATATCAAAAGGATTGATAGGAGTCTCATCCTCAAACTGTGGTTGCATAGAGGATACCACCTTGTCGTGGATCTTCTTACCATACTTATACAGGAATACTTTACCCTCGTTTTGAGGATTCAGTTGATCCTTCACGACATAGATGTTACTGAAGTAAGAAAGCTTACGCTTCTGCTTACGAGCAACCTCTTTGTCTGCATCGAGACCACTATTCCAGAGTGTGCGATTCAATTCACCAACAGGATCCTTCTGACCCAGTGTGGTGAGGGAGTTTTCAATATACCATCCGCCAGGACCTTGGAAAGCGTGGCTCCACACCTGTGCCCAAGGAAGGTCTTCACCATCAGGCTCAGGGAGGAAACGGATCACGGCATAACCGTTACCGCTCTTGTCCACCCCAGGTTTCCAGAGTCGCTCATCAGGACCAGCGCCTTGGGGTTTGGACATCTTCTCAATCTGTTGAGTCAGCTTATCAAACGTGCCTGACTTCTTCTTGAGACTTGCAAAAGACATGTGTTTCTCCGTTGTAGTTGTGTGTTTCGTATTTGCTACCGTATCATGGTAGCACTCTTATTTAGGGTTTGTCAAGGGATCGTGTGCGGTTTATGATCAGCACACGCTCACCGTCATGGGTGAATTGCAGATCATCATCAGCATCCCAGCAGAGCTCCTCGTATATGTCATCGAGTTTCTGCATGTCTTGCCATAGTGCATCAGGATTTGGCATCACGCAACTCCTTACGCCATACCAACAGTTTGTTTTCCATTGTCTGAAGTATCATCATGAGATTTAATCCACCAGAATACTCCTGTGACAAGAGATCAATACGATCCTTGACATACTTTGCTTCATTATCATTCTCATCAGTAGGATCAATCCCATGAGATGCCAGTGCCAAGCGTGAGTAAAATACTTTCTGCTTGGCAATCAACTCTAAGGTTTTCTCTACATGCTCCAGACGTTGCTCTGGATCAAACTCTTTAAGACCAGCAGACATTTTCAAGAGCTCGGTATAACACTCTTGGATCTGCTCTACTTCATCTTTTACTACGTCGCTCTTGAAAAATTCGTTGTCAGTCATAGGGGCAAGATCGCTTTGCTCGTTCGTTTAATGTAATTTAATTGCTGTGCGTCCCATTTAATTTTATCCTTGAGTGGTTTAGAGATAAGTTTACTGACAGTTTCAACCTCAATCTCAAACTCCTCGCAAACAGACGCAACTGCTTCTATGTAGTTGATCAGTCCTTGGGACTCTTTGACACGCATTTCTACGAGAGAGGTAAACTTACCCTGAGTCATGAATTTTTCTTCAATCTCTTTCATTTAAGTCCCTCGACATAATAACGATACTCTTCTATCCATTTGATTAGGGTATCCATATAAGGTATCTTATCATACTTTTCAACAATTTGCATCTGTCCATCCTCTGCGACAGATAATGTTACAAGTTTGTCTACTTCAACACCAGTCATCTCGTAATACATGTAAGCATATGCTGCTTCCTGCACGAAGTATGACTTAAGATACTCTTCCTTCTTGATCCTAGTTGTGGTCTTGAAGTCAATGATTGCTAGAGAGTTATCAAACTCAGCAATACAATCAACGCGACCAGCAATGCCCAACTTAAGAGAATGAAGAGGGGCTTCAATACAATGAATGTTAGAGATACGATCAAGATCCTTACGAGCAAACCCGAAAAGGTACTTGGGAAGACCTTCGCTCTTTTCAACTTCTTCCAAGTCATTGTTTAGATAATGCTCCACGATGGTATGGTATTTGGTGCCCCGCCATGATGCTGCACGACGGATGCGCTCTGCCTCAGTGTATCCTACTCGCTTCTCCCAAGCAAGGATACCCCCCTTAGTATTATGACCGACAACAGTTGTGACGCTAGGCATCCAACCACTATCGGTCTTATAGAATCTTCCGTGAGGAAGAGTCCTACTCTCCAACTCTGTGAGGGGAGAAGCAGGACCAACATAATTAAAAGACATTCACATTCCCATGTTAATTTTAGATACAAGATACTCTTTCACTAACCCAGACCTTACGATGTCCTCGATACCAAACTCAACACAGTCGAAGGATGGCATAGATTGTAGGATCTTCATGAAGTCAAGCACGCCATTGCGCTCATTAGATTTCAGTAGATCAGACTGGGAGTAGTCACCAGAGAAGATGATCTTAGCATCTTCACCAACACGAGTGATAATGGAATCAAGCTCATGGAAGTTGAGATTACTAAACTCATCCACTATTATAATGCACTTGTCAAGTGTCACGCCACGAATGAATGAGGTAGACCAGAATGAGATAGACTCTTGTGCTCTGAGGTTAGCGTACAATGATTCAAACGCATTGTCATCTGGCATCTCAAACATATACTTCACCATATTCTTATATGGTATCTGATATAAGTTTGCTTTGTCCTCATGATCTCCAGGAAGGAAACCAATCTCCCTGGTAGGCACCAGTGATCGGACCATGTACACCTTATCATATGGAGTCTCTGGGTCCAGGACCTCACGCAATGCTAAGTAAAGACTAATAAAAGTCTTGCCTGTGCCAGCGGCACCATGCAGGACTAAATTCTTACCTTCAGCAAAAGAGTTGAAGATAGTTTCTTGATTGTCTGTGAGTGGATTGATCTGCTTGAGATGCTCAAGATTAATAGGTTTCTTTCTTCTCATTTGCTTTGCTGTGAGTGTCTCCAATTTCATGGAGCGACGACGTGTCTTGGACTTAACAGATGTTGGCATAGAGGGTGTTGGTTAGGTGTAACGTGATAAATTTGCTACGGGGTGCTCGGCTTGCATCTTCTGCATAACCTCTTTGAAACCATCAGACTGTTTAGGCTCGCCGTAGGTGGTGCCAGCAACACCTGCCTGCCAGTCCTTATCCCAGTCAGGATTATCTTTACGCCACTGATCGTATTCAACCATTGACATTCGGAATTCTTGGGTCTCCCCAGACTTCAAATTCTTTACATTGTATGTAGGCATTACAAACTCCTGCTCTGGGGCATAACTGTGCTACAAATATACTTAGCAGTGGGGATATCTGACTCAAAGAGTTGCTTCGATTCAGACTGTGACCGTGCTTCAACGATCTTATGGTGACGACGATTACCTGTGGCAGGTAGCGAATAGGTAATCATATATCTAATTAGTTTGAAACTCATTAGTCAATCCTCAAACAAGGCTGCAGGTCTTGCCAGTATTGCTGGTCATCTTCACACCCACATTGTCTAGGGTCAGGACACCAGTCCAGTGCCTTAGAGATAGTAGGAAACTGACAGATGAAATGCTTTTGACACAGTTGAGCAATGTCCATGTGCTCCTGCTGTGTGCCATTAGAAGACCTCAGTTGGATGTAATGGATCCATGAACGCACAGAGCCTGTCATGAAAATCCTGGTGGGTGCGGCAAGGGGAAGCACAAAACGAGCACACTCTTTTGCAATACCTTCACGCAGCAATTCATTGTAGAGATCCATTCCCTCAATAAAGTATTGATGAATGCGTCCCTGCAGGAATGCTTTCTGCTCTACATCCACAGCGTCAATACTATTCTGACGATTCTTAGTGTCTTGCAGTCGTAGATCAGGCACTTCAATCATTTCACTCAACAGATTAGTATCTGCATAGCGTTGTGAGAATTCTTGATATGTAAAACTACGGTGCCTTAGGATTTGAGCTGCCAGTCCTCGGGTAGTGTTGATCTCAAGCGTCATGAATGCTTGCTCAAACACACTCCAGTGACCATGCTTAATACAATACTTCAAGAGACCAGCAACCTCAGGGTTGTCCTGGTTGTTTGGGTTGCTCACACGAGCAACGTATCCCATATGCTTCTCAGCATCAGGAGTCACAGATACCATACACACCTTAGAGGCGTGCTCTATAGGAGAAATTTTAGTCATTCTTAGGGATAAGCAGGCGAGAGATTACGATTAGTCCCATGCTTGTCCAGTATGTTAGCACGGGTAGTGCAAATAGTCCTGGCATAAAAATATTCCAGACTACCATCAACACCAGTGGTGAGATGAAGAGAGTACCAAGTCCTGCAACGATAGTCTTACCCATCTCAACGTTACTCAGTTTCTCCTGCTCCTCTTCTTCTTTCTTCAGGGCAGCATCAACTGCTGCCTTCATGTCATCAATCTGCTGCTCAGCAGATTGTCTAGGGTCGAAGTAAACTTGATCTCCTTTAGTCATCCTTTGCCCTTGGTTACTTTTGCTGGGGGTTTGTTTGGATCTTGCCATAGTTTAGGATTGATTCTTCCTTCTGCTTGTTTATACCATTTCAAATCGTGTTTATACTTGTCCCAATAATGGTCAAAGATATCAACATTCTTTCCGCTGGTAACGATGTCGTAGTGCTCTTCACCTTCAATCAAATAGCAGACTACAAATGCTGAAGTTGGTAGCGACCTATCTTCTGCTGCTTGAAGGTCGCAATCAGATTGTAAGGTTTTAATCCCTCTGCTCATCGAGCTCTTCCCCCCCATTCAATAGAAGGAAAAGCATCCTTAACTACTGATAAGGTAATGCGATACTTCTTATGGAGTGACTTATTCATTGCTTTGATAAGGACTTCTGCTTCCGTTGCGTGTAATCCTTCAAGCATCTGAATAAACATACTCTCAATCTTCATCCCAGGCAGTGAGTCATCACCACCCTCGAAAAATCGATAGAGTTTCTTTGACTCCTTCTCTAACAGTGTGTGCTCAGTGCCAATAGGTGCTTCGTTAGGACGATAAGGAACATCTTCACCCATGGGGACACGAGGCTCGATACTCTCATCAAAGTTAATGATGAAGATAGATCTCAGTGCCTGAGTGTTGTTGTCTTGTAAGATTTTAACCTTTGCTGCTTTCGTCTTAGCGTTATGTGCTTTCTGAAGCACTTCAGAAATCATCAGTTTCATAGTGTGAGTAGTAAGTTTACGTTCAGTCTTCGTCATCAATCATATCATCTTCATCTGCGATCCGCAAGTAGAGAAGCTCAGATGGGTCTGCCATGCCATCTTCACCCTGCATTTCAGGGTGCATAACAACAGCAGCATACTCTGCTCTATCTAGCCACAGGTCAAACACATGCTTCAGATTCCAAGATGCGATAAACCCTAGGAGGAATGCTCCTAGAGTAAGAAAGAAGGCAATGTACAGAAATGTAAGATCAGCCATGATGCCTCCTTAAGGTTAAAATTATTTAGCAACCTTCTTTCGCCTTCCAGGTTTCCTTTCGGCGTGATACTTCCAAGAGTCCTCCAGGATGCTATAGAGGTAGTCTCTGATCTTTCTTGCTTTAGGTTTAGGGATGTGACCATACGCTTCGCGTAATAGTTTATCCCCTCCTTTAATGTAACCATTTAATTCCTCCACAGTGTTGCTCAGTTGTGCTGCAGTAGAAGACTCAATGAATTCATTGGTTTCTCGGCGTGTCCACTTCGCTTGCTTGAGGTAGTTGTACATCTTGAATAAGAATCTGGAGTTAAGCATTGCTTCATCCAGTGCTCTATCAATCAATAGATAGACTTCAGTTGTGTCTTTTGACTTCACAATAGGTTGTTTTCTCTCAGGTACTTAACAGTTTCAGTGCAACCACCCATCTGTCGTCCATTGATTAGGACTTGGGGGAAGGTAGCACCAGGACCAAACTCTGAATAGAATTGCTCCCTAGTAAAGTTAACATTTAATGTGAATTCTGCAAAGGGGTAACCCTTCATTCGATACACTTCTTTAATCTTAGTGCAGAAAGGACATCCAGGTCGAGTATAAATTGCTGTGTTTCCAGGTTTTGCCATCGTGGTATAGGATAGAGAATAAAAAAGGGTCCCGAAGGACCCTCAACAGAGCATCAGATTCCGTCTAAATTATATATCAGAAGTTATACTTGACGCCCAATTTACCACCGTAGCCACGGTCAATATCGCTGTCGCCACTACCAACGAAGGAGACTTCACCATATGCTCCAAGAGCATCACTCAGTGCAAGACCAACACCTGCCTTACCAGAAGGAACAGTGTCGCTCTCAGCGCCATCAGGAGAGACTACGCTAGCGCCGCCTTGGACATAGTATGATGCAGAGTCACCTAGTGCGCCTTCATACCCTACGTGAAGGTCTGTCGTCGTTGAATTGTAATCCGATCCAGTCCAGCCAGCATTAGCTTCGACGTTGACATATGGTCCAGCGAAAGCAGCGCCAGCAGAGAAAGCAGTTGCAGACAGTGCTGCGAATACAGATTTGATCATTTTGTTTAATTACCTTTAAGTATTTCTCGTAGAGTTTAACCTACGGATGATAGGGGATTCGACTCTCCCCGTGTGTAGATATTCGTAACTTGGTCACGAATGGTTATTTATAGCAGAGAAATCTGAAAATGTCAAGACCTTGTGCCAGTTGGACAACGCTTGACCTTTTCAAGCAACTCCTCTTGAAGATTATAGTAGAGAGCATGGGTTTCTGTCAAGACATAATACCCAGTCAGATTCTTACCATCATCCGTCCAACCGTAGGTCACCACACGTTCATGCACATCAGCACAGTCCAATAACCTAGGTGTGTTTAGGTAATGGTTATACTTCTGGTGCAGATTGATCATGGGTGTCTTCTCCCTTGGACTTACTAAGTATATCACGGATCTGTGACATTTCCTCTTCCTTCAGACTATCTATAGATTCTGATTCTTCTTCCCTAGGATCTTCCACAGGAGCGAGTGCTCCCTGCACCGCTGCCAGGTCTTCTACCATACCAACAGGCACAAACCCGCCACCAAACGCTTGAGTCTTGTCAGGTTTGTTGTCCATACTCTGCACCTCTGCAAGGTTAGACCTCCAATACTTCTGCATTTTTTTCATCATCTTCCTACGACCTTGAGGATCATCTTTGTATTGCTCGATGATCCTCCTGAGTGCTCTCAACTCGCGGGAGGTTTTCTCCATGGACCTTTCTGCGTGTCCAGTATTACCAAATCCTGTCATAATTACGTTGTTTGTGTGATGATTAGTTTGAATTTAACTCGGTGCTTGTCTCTATCAGAGCTAGTATACCACACTGGTGAGTTTTTGTTATGTGATTCTTGATAGAATGCTTCCTTTGCTGTCCTCTTTTGATTTGGTTTCTCATAGAAGGCAGCAAGTTTACGGGGTAATCTGAAGTTACCATCCATGTCTGGGTAGTAAGGTGATGTGGTTGTATCTTCCATTGCATTATAGGCAGCATCAGCAGATTGTCCACCACCATCAGTAGTTAGGTCTGCAATTACCATTGTAGCATTAACGTCAAATCCATTCGCTGCATTGTCATCCCATTGAATCGTCTGACCACTGTCTCTGATTCGGAAACCAGCATCTCCACTTTGCTCACCACCTAACCAAACAAATCCTTGCTCATCATCATCTGCGTCAACTTGGTAAAGTGAAGTAAAACCACGATCATCTAGACCATCTTCGCTATCTGGATCAGGAAAATATCCGACTGCTTGTTGATGAAGCTCTGGATCAGTAAGGTATTCTGGATGACTATCCCAACCGCTTACAATTACATCCTTTGCAAAGTTTGAAAGTGATGTAATGTCACCAGCGTTAAATGCCTCTCTAGCATTTGCATATTGACCAGCCTGACCATTGATAGTCCATGTGTATGTAGTGCCACCAGTAACAGAGAAGGATCGAGTCTGGTTGCCAGTCTCGTTGGTACCTTGATCAAATGTCTGACCTTCAATAACCAGTTTACCAACTGCTTGACCAGACTGACTGGGTTTATCATCCCAATCAAAGTCAAGTGTAATGGTGCCAGTGCCATCACCATCAACCTGAATACCTGTGCCATCTGGTTTGAAGTATGCACTCAAGGTGCCCTCAGATCCTTGGTTGTATCTCTTAGGTGGCCATGAGAGATCATACTCCTGTCCCTCAGAGTATCCTATACCCGTCTGTAGCACCTGTATTAGACTGATGGCACACATCCACCTCTCGGGGTTAGAAGCACCACCTTCTGCCTTGCCTCGCTCGTTAGGGATTGCTTTGGTGGAATAGAAAGTGA